GAATATAACCTTTACTGGAAAAGGTATGTACTTAATTATAGCACCTATTGGTATATACAATAAGAGTGATAATTTAAACCCACGATATGTAATAACTGATAATTAAATCCTAAAGGAAACACGCAATGGCAAAAAAACTCTTCTTAGCATCTGATATTGATGTAGCTCAAAATGCAGTATTACTCGATGGTAATATACCAATCGAAAGACTTTTATTAATCACAAACGTCACAGCTGGCGCAAATAAAATTGTTTATAACTTTGCAGATAGCACTTTAGGTGCAACTTCATGCGCATACATACCAGCAACAGATCAAACTAGATTAGTTCTTGCTGTAAATTTTGCATCTGCAGCTGCTGGTCCTATTACAGTTGACTCTAAATTACAAATTTTTATAGAAGAAGAGTTCTCAAGAATTGGATTCGAAGAAGCCATGATCGATCCAGTGAACAAATTACGTGTATCAAATCCAGAAAACTTAATCGATACAGACTTTGAATATGGTTCTCAGTCAACAAAATGGGAAACACTTCAAACAGTTTTAAATATTCCTACAATCTATTCATCTTCAGGAGATTTAACTCTTGAAGGATTAGTTTCAATTAATACAACAACAAATTCAAAACAAGTAAGATGTGTATTTACACTTCCTCACAATCAAATAGTAGGAAATGCTATTCAAGTCACAGGTGTTAGCAATATCACTTGCGAAGGAGCATTCTTAGTCACAGGTGTTGTGAATTCAACAGAATTTTTCTACGAAATAGATCAAACTGCAATTGCAACAGAAAACGTTGCTGGTTCATATACTTCAGTTATTCCTGCTAAATTCTTTGAAGGATCAAATTTAATTTTAGATTTAAATGCAGTAGATGCATCAGATAATCCAGTTGCTCCTATTCAAACGAATGGTGCATCTCCTTCAACATTAACTATAAGAACACTAGAACCACATGGTCTTAAAGTTGGAACAAAAGTTTATTTAAGACAAACAATCGGTCCTAAAGAATTAACTATCACAGATCCAACTACAACTGCTCCAGATGGTCGTCCTTTTATAGATTCATCTCCAACTATTACTGTTGTAAATAACATTGATGGAACTTCTTCTACTGGATCAGCAGATCTTCAATACGATCGTCCAGTTGTTACATGGGATTGGCAAACTACTTATAGTAAATATTTACAAACTTCAGATATTAACGCAGCCACAGATGAAATCACTTGGAATAGCCACGGATTAACTGCGAATGCAGCATTACTTTTTAACGATCCAATTCGTGGTGATGATGTGACTGCTACAACAAATGGTGGAATGACTGATGGAACAGTTTATTATGCTTCTATCGTAGATGCAAATACAATTAAACTAGCTACAGATTATGGTACACTTGCAAGTTTTGTAAATCTTACAGCAATATCTACAACAAGAGGATTCCCTAGACTACAATTAGTTTATAAAGTCGAGGGTAGACAAGATAGTACCAGACACACTGCTTTCTTTACACGAAACGTGACTACAGGTGCTACAGGAAATTATGATGTAGGTTATATCAATAATACAAACACAAACTCATTAACTTGGAACTTGCAAAGCATAATGGGAGCATCTCGTGTTCCAACTCGAGGAATAATTACTCAATTATATTTTGAAGGTGCAAACACTGCAGGAAGTCCAATTAATATCACTTACATAGCACGTAATTATTTAAACCTTGGTTCTGGTAATATTGGTTATTCTCTTGGTGCTAAAGGTGCATCTCCTGGAAATGAATTCCCTAATACAGATGTAACAAGATGTTTTTATGTTTCAGGTGGAAGTTATTTCATAGATATTCAATATCAATTTGGTGCGATTAACAGAGATAAATTTGGTAATCCTACTTCAAACTATCGTCACATTTATTACATATCAATAGATCACGTACCAACTGCTTTAAACACATCACATTCAGGAGCAGATTTTGCTGGAGCGACATACGGAAAAGGATTGCGTCCAGGAAATAGAATTATAGGATTCCAAGGTCGAACACCAAATGGATCTTCAACAAATGGTTCATCTGATGGTTTCACATTCCAAGCAAATACAAGAAATAATGGAAGATATGGAACTTCAAACCCTCCATACAATTTTCAAGTAAGCAATACGAATACTCTTGGAGGTTTTGATATTAATTATCCAGAAAGTGGAACTTCAAGTTATGGTAGTTCCTCTGAGATATATTACAGTTTTGTTGATGATTTAACTGCTTTAAAAAATACATTTTATGCTCCAAGCCATGGAATTACAAATAATGAGACTTGTACACTTGCAATCACTGGTGCTGGATACTCTACAACAAATAGATTTGCATTCGTAAATTCTTCATCAACAGTTGTTCCTTATACTGTTTCTGATATTTCTGTGACTGCAAACGTTGTAAACGCAAACTATTTAAGATTCACATCTAGAACTACACCATTTACAAATGATATAGCTTCTTTCCCAGCAGCTTTCAGTATCACGAATAACAAAATAAACGTTCTTTATAACACAATTTATATTCAAAACCACAAAATATCAGGACAAACAACTGCGACTTATTCAACTGCAGGTACAGCAATTGGTGGATTAACAAGTGGCACAAACTATTCTCTTCAATTCGTAAACGATTCTCGTTTAATAATTAAATCTGCAAACGCTTCTGGAGCTGGTACTGCTACAACAGCATCTTTTGGAAGTACAAGCACTGCATTAAACCAAGCATTTACTGTAAATATCCAAGGACCATTAGGAACAGCACCAACACAATGTACTGTGACAATGATACAACATAGAGGAAGATTATCAACTTCAGCTCGTTTCTTGAGAACAAGGTTTGCTGATAACATAGTATATAACATTGGTGCAGTAAACGGACAAGATTCAAGCATTTTCCAAAATGAACCAACATGGGTTCCGAAAGATATTTCATCGTTCTTAACTGGTTCTCCAGTTGGTGTGACTGTGACTGTTTCTCCAACATCAGGTGTAAGCTCTGCTGTTCCAGGAATGTCAAACTGGTGGGAACTTAGACTTGTTGTTTCAGCTACAGTAGGAACAATTCTTCTTACTTCATCAGGTTCAGGTGTTCAAACATTTAATGTTCTTTCTCAAGATGGTGCGTATGATGGTATCTATACAATAGCTAGTGTACCAAATTCTGAAACATTTACAGTAAATGCTCCATTTAAAATTCCAGCAAGAACATATAGTTTTGATTCTCGTTCTGATGCGAGTAGTGGTAATGTCAATTCAACAAATGATACAATCGTTTTAGGAACATTATCGAGTCCTTACAATCCTACAAATTTCTATCCAGGAGAATTAGTATCATACGTTCCAGGAGGAGGAAACACTGATATAGTTGGAGTCGCAGGAGTAGATAATAATTATCTTTATGCAATCCCTGTATCTGAGATAGCAATTAGTTTAGCTAACTCTTATGTTTCAGCAATTGGTGGACAAGTTTTACAATTAACACCAACAGCTGGTTCTCAAACTCAAACAATTCAAACAACAAACGTTTTGAAAACAACTAAACAATCAGGATCAGTAAGTGGAACATCTGGTGCTAGAACAATTATTGGTTCTGGTACAAGATTCTTAAGTAAATTCAAAAGATTTGATTCAATTTATATTTACATTGCATCTAGATTTTATGAATTCATTATTGATCGTGTTATTTCTGATACAGAAATGTCGACAGATCCAGGACTTCCAGGATTCCCATCTACATTTACAACTGTAAACTATTCTACAATTAGTTCTGTAAATTTACGTCCAGATGGTTTCTCTTTACATAAATCGTTTGACGGAGGTATTGATATAACAGCAGGAACTTCACCAAACAGTAAGATTGTTCGTCAATCACGTAAATATTTTAGATATCAATCTGGTAAAGGTATTCAAAACTCATTTGCGATTAACTTCTCGCCTTTGAAAACTTTACAAAAGCTTGAGTATGTAAACATTGGTGGTGGAACTCCAAATGCTATAAGAGCAACATGTCAAGAACCACACAATTTAATTGTAGGAAATAGAGTAATTATTGACAAAGCTATTGTGACAACTGGAAATAACGTTTATAACGGAACATTCCCAGTTCATTCAATAGAAAATATTAATACATTTACATATCTTGTTGGTGCGGTACCACAACAACAAAGTGCTGCAGGATTCCCAGAATATGGTAGAGATTCTTGGTCACAATCATCAATTCGTGCAGGTATGTTCGATGATGCAAATGGTTTCTTCTTTGAATATGATGGTCAAACATTATATGTTGTAAGAAGATCTTGTACACTTCAATTATCAGGAAATGTAGCTGCAACTAAAAACTCTCAAGTTATATCTGGTAATAATACTTCATTCCAATCACAATTAGTTGTTGGAGATCACGTACAGATAAGAGGACAAATATATCGTGTTATCTCAATCGACTCTGATTCTCGTATGGTTGTTCAACCTCCTTATCGTGGAATTACAGCTAGTGGAATCAAAGCAACAATTCGTGAAGATGTAAGAGTCCCACAATCTCTATGGAATATAGATCCATGTGATGGAACTGGTCCGAATGGATATATTTTTGATATTCATAAAATTCAAATGTGTTATGCTGACTATTCTTGGTATGGTGCTGGTAAAATAAGATTTGGTACAAAAGACGCCAAAGGTCATATTCATTACCACCATGAATTTGTACACAATAACAAATTAAATGAGTCATATTTACGTTCAGGAAACTTACCTGCAAGATATGAAATTGAAAACGGAGATGCTCCGACATCAGCTCCTACATTATTCCACTTTGGTACATCTGTAATTATGGATGGTACGTTTGATGATGACGATGCTTACTTATTTACAGCACAGTCAAAACCTTTCGTATTTGCACTTGGATTAACACAAACTGTTACATCAACTGCAAACAGTTCATTCAGTGAAATTACATTAAACGCACGTCGTGTGTTTGTGTACTCTTTCCAATGTTCTGAAGCAGATGCGAATAAAGCAATTGTGGGACAATTAATTAAGGATGCGACTAGTAATATACCAGATGGTACTTATGTTTCTCAGGTTCAAAAAGCTGGAGCAAGTTCACGTATATTTACGTCTTTCCCAGCAACAACATCAGTTCCAAACAATCCAGAAATAGCAAGTAATACAACCTTTACAATTGGTGAAAACGCATTCGGAAATGGAGCAGTTGACTTAACACGTCCTATTCCTCTTATTTCGATTCGTTTAGCACCTGCAGTTGACTCTGGTATAACTGGTGCAGTAGGTGAAAGAGAAATTATAAATCGTATGCAAATGAAATTAGACTCAGGTGCTGTCACTACGAATAAATCATTAAACGTGTTTTTTATTCTAAATGGAAACCCATCTAAATTGACTTTTGAAAAAACTCAATCTCCATCTTTATCTAACGCAATATCTCATGATACAGGTGACATTATTAAAGATGGAACTGTTATTTTCTCATCTCAAGCTTCAGCTGGTACAAATAACTTTGTGCTTAGTGGGTTAATTGATATGGGTAATTCGATTTTAGGTGGTGACTCAGTTTATCCTAATGGTCCTGATTTATTAACTATTGCGATTCAACCTACGGATACTTCAACGATTACACAAGCTTCACCATTAATCGTGACAGGAAAATTATCTTGGTCTGAATCTCAAGCTTAAAAGGAAAGAAATAATCCTATGGCTTACTTGGGTAGAGATCCAATACATGGTAATTCTGAAATACAAGTGTTTGCTCCGAATGGAAATTCGACAACATTTGCTTTAGATTTTCCAATAGGTTCAGCAGGAAGTATTCTTCTAGTTAAGAATGGTTTAATTCAAAAACCAAGTACAGATTACACAATTATAAATGGGGGTAGTGCTATTTCCATAGCAGGTGCTCCCATTTTAGCAGGTGTTAATTTATTCGCAATTTATCTTTCAACACAATATCTTCAAAACACAATTCCTGATAATTCGATCAGTGCTGATAAACTTTCATCTACACTAAGAGGTAAATTTCCTAGTGATGTTGTAGTCCCAGCAGCTGGTTCAACAACACTTACTTATGGTGTTGGTAAATTTTTTATTTTAGGGAATGATCTTAATTATAGTTTAACATTACCAGCTTCTCCTTCGATTGGAGATATGTTTTGGTTTAATAGACCAGCAGGATCAACTGTTGGTGCAATTACTGTGACAATCAATACAAATAATCAAAATCTTTCAACAGGACAAGGTACTATAACAGTACAAAATAGTGCTAATGCAACTATTACTATGACAGGGCAATCAGCATTTACGTCAAATGATAGAAAAACACGTTGGTTTGTATTTTTAGGAACAGTTGGTGGTACAGATTTCGGTTGGTTTGAGTATAAAATTGATGCTTTTTAGTTTTTAATTTTAATAAATAGGTATAGAAAATGGCACAAATAACAGATTTTTTTATAGATCAAGGATCAGATTGGTCTGCTATTTTAACATTTAATAATAGTGATGGAACACCAAGAGATTTTACAAATTGTACAGTTGGTGGACAAATGCGTAAAGGTTATGGTTCAACGACTTATACTGCTATAAATTGTACATTTCCTGCTCCAGTCACAAGTGGAAAAGTTAAACTTGCTTTAACCAATGCAACTTCGTCAGCAATGAAAGCTGGAAGATATGTATATGATGTTGAATTGACTGATTCATTCAATGCAAAAAGTAGATTAGTTGAAGGAATTATAACAATAACACCAGAGGTCACAAGATAAATGGCTGATACACTAACAGTAAGTATAGATTCACAAGGTAGTCCGATTAGTCCGAGTAATACTACTCTGACAACTTCAACTACAACAGCAGGTAGTGGTTCAACAATTACAACAATAGGAATTCAAGGAGCAAGTGGTGCTTCAGTACCAATTTCTGAAAACGTACAAGTTGATATAGTATCAGAGGGATTAAATAATGGGTCAATGTTAGTTTATAAAACAAATACTTCGAAATGGACAGCAACAAAAACATTAAATCTACAAGTAGTAGATAGTGGAGAATTTTAATAGGAGAAAAAAATGGCATCAATTATAAGAATTAAACGTTCGACAACAGCAGGTAATCCTACAACACTTGCTGCAGGAGAACTTGCATATTCAGGTCTAGCAAATAACGACTCGAATGGTGGTGATCGTCTTTACTTAGGACTTGGGGCTGAAGTAGCTGGAAATGCTGCAAGCCACTTAGTTATAGGTGGAAAATACTTTACAGATTTATTAGATCACACTCGTGGAGAATTAACTGCATCTTCTGCAGTAGTCACAGACGCTAGTTCAAAAATCAATAATTTAAAAGTAGATAACTTAGATTTTGATTCAAATACAATATCTTCTACAGATGCCAATGGAAATATTGTACTTGATCCAAATGGAACTGGTTATGTATCAATTGTTGGAACAAATGGACTTGTAATTCCTGTTGGTGATACAGCACAACGTAGTCCAGCAATTCAAGGAACAATCCGTTATAATACATCTACTTCATCTTTTGAAGGATATACAGGTTCAACTTGGGGATCACTTGGTGGTGTAAAATCAGTTGATGGTTTAACATTCATTACAGCTGAGAGTGCTCCAGGAGCATCAAATGATACACTTTCTTTTGTCACTGATGGGACTGAAAGAATGTCACTTGATACTGATAGCTTAGATGTTGCAACTTCAATTTTAACAACAAATATAAATGCAACAACTACATCTACATCTACAACTACAGGTGCATTGGTAGTTGATGGTGGTGTTGGTATAGCTGAGAATTTAAATGTTGGTGGAGTAATTAATATAGATAATTTAAGATTAGATACAAATACATTATCTTCTACAAATGCGAATGGAAATATTATAATTGCTCCGAATGGATCAGGAAGTGTTAATATTGAATCAAATGCATTAAATGTTGGAGATGCAAATGTTAATACTACAATCTCTACAATTGGAACTGGTAATTTAACTTTAAATACAAATGCAGGAACAAATTCTGGTTTAATTTCAATTGCTAATGGTGCGAATGCAGATATTAGTTTAACTCCAAATGGCACTGGTAAAGTTGTTCTAACAAATCCATATGTTGGTAATGATTCTTTACAAGAATATATTTACGATACAGTTGGTGGTGCAGTCACTTCAGGTACTGGAATTACTGTCACAAATAATGATGGTGCAAATACTTCTACAATTAATATTTCAAACACAACTGTTGCTGCTGGTTCTTATGGTTCAACTACAGCAATCCCTACATTTACTGTAAATGCGCAAGGACAATTAACTGCTGCTGGTACAGCAAATATTTCAACTACATTAAATATTGCAGGTGACACAGGAACAGATGCGGTTGCTCATTTAACAGATACATTAACAATCTCTGGTGGTGAAGGAATTGATACTGCTGTTACAAATAATACAATAACAATTTCAGGAGAAGATGCATCAACAAGTAATAAAGGTATCGCATCTTTTGAAACAGCTAATTTTACAGTGACAAATGGTGCTGTATCAACAAAAAATATTACATTAGGTAGTTCAACTTTAACAAATGGTTCAACTACAACTACATTAGCTGGATTATTATCATTAGATGTAGATAATTTAAATTTAGATGGCAACTCAATTACTGCAACAAATGCGAATGGTAATGTCACATTAGTTCCAGTTGGAACAGGACATGTTTCTGTAAGCAATAAATTACTTAAAGATGTTGCGACTCCAGTTGACGCAAATGATGCTGCAAATAAAGCATACGTAGATGCTGTTGCTGAAGGATTACATGTTCATGCTTCTGTTCAAGCTGCAACTACAGCAGCAATTCCTGGATCTGTTGTTTATGACAATGGTACTTCAGGTGTGGGTGCTACATTAACTACAGATACTCCATTAAATACAATCGATGGTTATTCATTAGTAAATGGTGATCGTATATTAATTAAAAACCAAGCGACTGCTGCTCATAATGGTATTTACATTCGTACATCTTCTACAGTATTTACACGTGCTGTTGATTTTAATACAGTTGCTGAAATACAAAGTGGTGATTTTGTATTCATATCGAATGGTACAATCAATGGAAAAACTGGTTGGATTCAAGTAATTCCAATGGTGACTTTGGGTTCAACAAATATAACTTTTGAACAATTTTCAGGAGCAGGAACTTATATTGCTGGAAATGGATTATTATTTACAGGAAATCAAATTGATATCGTATTACAAACTAATGGTGGTTTAGAAATTGTATCAGATGAATTAGGTTTAAAATCAACAACAGCTGGAAATGGTTTAACATTTTCAAATGGTGTTTTATCAGTAGGTGGAACTGCTGATCGTATAACAGTCAGTGGTGATGCGATTGATATTGCTGGAACTTATGTAGGACAAAATACTATCACTACATTAGGAACAATCGCAACTGGTACATGGAATGCAACAACAATCGGTACAGTTTATGGTGGTACAGGAAATACATCATATGCAGTTGGTGATATTTTAGTCGGTGCTGCTGCAAACGCATTAAACAAGCTGACATTAGGTACTGTAGGTAAAGTATTACAATCAAATGGAACGACTTTGGTGTATGGCGATGTGGATGGTGGTGTTTACGCATAATTAATACATTATCTTAGATTATATAATCTACTAAACATAGGAGACGATTATGGCTAAGAAGAAAAAAGAAGAAACTGTTTCAGATATTATTGATAGAATTGAAGAAGATTTAATTACTCTTCGTGATAAAGTTGAAGAACTTGAAAATCATGAGTGCGAGGAGGATGAAGATGAGGACGAAGAAGATACCGACTGGGATGAAGATTCGGACTCTGATAGCACTGAGGAAGATGAAGAATAAACAAAATAATAAAAAAAACAAAAAATAGGAAATAACTGATGGCGACAATAATTAAATTAAAAGGTTCAGCAGTACCGAATCTTGCGCCATCAGTTAATGATTTAAGTTATAAAGAAGTTGCTTTAAATTACGCAGACGGAAGATTATATTACAAAAATGCTGCAGGACAAATAGCATATTTTAGTGCTGATGTTGTAGGTGGTCAAGAAGGACAAGATGACGATTTATTTAATCAATTAGCATTCGCAATTAAATTCGGTGCATTCCCTTTAGCTGATTATGGTAATATTACAGATCCAACAACTGATGCTTTTGGTCAAGTAGTTTTATTTACTTATGACAATATGGCAACAGAAGGATTAAGACTTATTGATAACGAAGGATTAGTATAAAATGCCAACACAATTACAATTAAGAAGAGGGACAACAGTACAACATAACTCCTTTACAGGTGTTGTGGGCGAAGTCACAATCAATACAACAAAGAAAACAGCAGTCGTACATGATGGATCAACAGCAGGTGGTCTTGAACTACTTCGTGCTGATATGTCAAACGTATTTGCTTCAGCAACTCCAACAATTACTTCTTTAAATACATCAGGAAACGTAGATATAGGTGGAAATTTAACTGTCACTGGTACAACTACATTTAATGGTGGCACTATCACTGTGGGTGATGCTGATACTGATAATGTTGTATTTGGTGCTGATGTAAATTCAAATATATTACCAAACACTGACAATACATTCACATTAGGTAATTCATCTAAAAAATGGTCAGATGTTAGATCAGTTTTATTAACTACAACAAGCGATGCTACAATTGGTGGTGATATAGCTGTCAATGGTGGTGATTTAACAACTTCTCAAACAACTTTTAATTTATTAAATACAACAGCAACTACTCTAAACGTTGGGGGTGCTGCGACAACAATTAGTGTTGGTGCGAATAGTGGTACAACAACAGTTAATAACAATTTAACAGTCACAGGGAATTTAAGTGTAAATGGTACAACGACAACTGTTAATTCTACAACTTTAACTGTAGATGATAAAAATATAGAATTAGCATCTGTTGCTACTCCTACAGATATTACAGCTGATGGTGCTGGTATTACAATTAAAGGTACAACAGATAAAACATTTAGTTGGATAGATGCTACTGATGCGTTTACATCAAGCGAACACATCGAAACTGCTGCGGGAAAAACATTAGCATTAAGTGGATCAACTTCAGGAAAAACAACATTAAACGTTTTAGCTACTGCTTCAGGAACATTAACACTTCCATCTGCAACTGACACATTAGTTGGAAAAGCCACAACAGATACTTTAACAAATAAATCAGTTTCATTAACTACTAATACCATTACTGGTACATTAGCAGAATTCAATACTGCATTATCAGATGCTGATTTTGTTTCATTAGCTGGATCAGAAACATTAACGAATAAAACTTTAACAACTCCAGTAATATCTTCTATTTCTAATAGTGGAACAATAACTATTCCTACAGGAACAGATACATTAGTTGGTAGAGCAACTACAGATACATTAACAAATAAATCTATTGATTTATCAACAAATACAATTACAGGCACAATAGCATTATTTAATACTGCTTTGTCTGATGCTGATTTTGCTACATTAGCTGGTACTGAAACTTTAACTAATAAAACTTTAACATCGCCTGTTATTTCTACTATTTCAAATACAGGTACTTTAACACTTCCAACATCTACAGATACTTTAGTTGGTAGAGATACAACAGATACACTAACGAATAAAACACTTACTGCTCCTAAAATAGCAAGTGGTGGTTTTATAGCAGATGCAAATGGTAATGAACAAATTATATTTACAACTACTGCTTCTGCAGTAAATGAATTAACATTAACAAATGCAGCAACAACTAATCGTCCATCTATTGCAGCTACAGGTGGTGATACAAATATTGGAATTAGCATAACACCAAAAGGAACTGGAACAATAGTGGTTGGAAATTCAATTATACCAGCATCAAATGCTACAATGGATTTAGGATCTTCTGCAAACAAATTTAGAGATTTATATTTACATAATTCTTCTTTCTTTATGGGAAATACAAAGGTGACAATGCATGCAGATGGTTATCTAGTATTTAATACAAATTCAGGTGGTGGATATCCAGCTGGAAGTAATGTTTCTGTAGCAACTGCTACAAATGGAGTGGCTCCAACTACTGGCACTGCTGCAGCATTAGCTATTGCCCTTGGAGGTTAATTATGCCTGTCTCTACAAGAGAAGGACTTAAAGATTACGCACTTAGAAAATTAGGTGCACCTGTTGTTGAAATTAATGTTGATGATAGTCAATTAGAAGATCGTCTTGATGAATCAATAGAATATTTTAATATAAATCATTGGGATGGATCTGAACGTACTTATGTGTCGCACTTAGTCACAAATAATGATGTTAGTAATAAATATCTTCCTGTGACTGATATAATTTATGGTATAAACAGAGTATTTCCTATTTACGCAGGTTCATCTACAAGTAAAAATATTTTTGATTTACAATATCAGTTAAGATTAAACGATTTGTATGATTTATCATCTACTTCAGTTGTTTATTTTACTACAGTAATGAACCATTTACAATTACTTGATACAGTTTTAAATGGACAACCATTGGCTCGTTTTAATCGTTTAACAAATAGATTAAATATAGATATTAAATGGGGAACTGCTGTAAAGGCTGGTGATTATATTATATACGATGCTTATAAAGCCATAGACCCTGCTACATTTACAAAAATGTATAATGAGCCATGGTTAAAAAGTTATACTACTGCATTGTTTAAAGCACAATGGGCTACAAATTTAAAAAAGTTTTCAGGATTAGAACTTCCTGGAGGTGTTACACTTGATGGTGATAAACTATATGCTGAAGCAATTGAAGAAAAAAAAGAATTAGAAGAAACATTAGTTGGAAAAAGTGCGCCATTAGAATTTTCAGTAGGATAAACAAATGTCTAGAAATGTTTATTTTACACAAGGAACTGCGAATGAGCAAAACCTAATAGAAGATTTAATTATAGAATCTTTAGGGATTTATGCTCAAACTGTTTATTATATACCAAGAAAATATGTAAATAAAGATCAAATTCTTGGTGAAGATACTTTAAGTACATTTAATCATGCTTATCCGATTGAAATGTATTTTGAAAATGTAAAAGATTATGATGGAGCAGGTTCTTTCGTAAGTAAATTTGGTTTAATGATTGAGTCATCAGCTACATTAGTTGTAGCGAGAAGAAGATGGAATCAATTAGTTGGTCAATATGGTAATACGATTTTAACAAATCGTCCAGTTGAAGGAGATTTAATTTATTTTCCTTTAACTAAAAGTTTGTTTGAAATAAGATTTGTAAAAGATAAAGATCCTTTTTATCAATTAGGAAAACTTTACACTTATAAATTACAAGTTGAATTATTTCAATATTCTTCTGAAAAAATTGATACTGGTGTTCCAGAGATTGATGTATTTGAGCCATTAAAAACATTTAATACTGATCCTTCACGTAATGAAGTAATGTATGTGAATAGTATTACATTTACAAATCTTGGTGCAGGATATGCGACAGCACCAACATTGACATTTACTGGTGGAACACCAATTACGAATGCTACAGCTACTTGTACTATATTAAATGGTAAAATAAATAGTGCTACGATTACGAATGTAGGAAATGGATTTAAGAGTGTACCTACAATTACAATAAGTGCACCACCAGCTGGAGGAACTCAAGCTGTTGCTACTTGCACTTTAAATATGAATATTGATAAACAAGGTGGCTTTGGCGATAACGTTTCGGTTAAAGTTGAGAGAGATGCGAATAATAATAAGGTAGCATGGTCTGAGAATAATCCATTTGGAGAATTTTAAACATGTTAAATAAACCACCATATTATCACGAGACGATAAGAAATTGTATTATAGGATTTGCAAAAATATTTTCAGATCTTAAGATTGAAAGAAAAAAAGCAAATGGAACAGTTGAACAAACTATATTAGTTCCGATTGCTTATGCTCCGAAAGAAAAGTGGATACAACGTATAGAACAAGATCCTACTCTTTCTAATCAAGTAATGACTACTTTACCACGTCTTTCTTTTGAAATGACTGGACTAAATTTAGATGCTACAAGAAAAGTTTCACGTATGTCATCTATTGAAAAAAATAAAGCAGTTGGAGCTGGAGTAAATACAGCAAATAGAGTATTCGCTCCTGTACCATATAATTTGGATATAAGCTTATATTGTATATCTAAAACTACAGAGGATGGTTTACAAATAGTAGAACAAATTCTACCCTATTTTACACCAGAATTCACGATGAGTATTCAATCGATGAAAACACCTCTTGATATTGTCACTGATGTTCCGATTATATTAAACAGTGTGACATTTGTAGATGAATATGATGGTACATTTGAGACACGTAGGTTTGTGACATGGACATTAGGTTTTCAATTAAAACTTAATCTTTTTGGATATGCAAACCCAGATGGTAAAATTATATCTAAAACGATTGTTGATATTGGCAATCCAGATAGACAAAACACGATTGTAGCCAACCTAAATACAGGTGGAATTACGAGTGAAACATGGGAAGATATATTTAAAACTTCCGAATATGATATAAAATAACAGGAAACAAATATGGCAAAACAACCGATAGGAGTTGGAGCATCACCAAACGATGGCACAGGGAATACCTTGCGAGATGGTGGTGTAAAAATCAATTCTAATTTTGACGAATTATATAACGCACTAGGTGGAAACACTTTGCGTATCGCAATACCATCATCAGCAATTTCAAATAACGCAACACTTAAATTTGATGGAACTAATTTTGTACCAAACACAGATATAGATACAAATACTACTTACTCAATTAGTGCTGAAACAGTTGCGAGTGGTGGTAAAATAAGATTAACTGGATCAGATGCTACAACTGATGATGTATCCTTTTTATCAGCAAATGCTGGTCTTACAATTACTCGTACTGATGCAAATACAATCACATTAACAAACAATAACCCAGCACCTGTCACTTTTTCTTTAAGTGCTGAAGCTATTCAAGCAGGACAAAGAACAATTCGTTTAACTGGTTCAAATGCTTCATTATCTGATATTGCAATTATTGCTGGTACTGGTATCACAATATCAAACCCAACATCTTCATCTATTACTTTAGATGCTGCAATTTCTTCAGTAAATGGATCAACTGGTGCAATTATTACAAATAGAACATATTCTTTTGGTGGTGCTACATCTTCTAATTATCTTGTCACTGGTCCAGGATTGCCTACAGCTGGATCGAATGACCCAGATATTATTGCTCAAAGAGGTGAGACTATAAGATTTACAAATACACGTTCAGGACAAATTTTAGAAATACTTGATTCTTCTAACGTTGCTCCAGCAAACGATTTTATTTCATCACAAGGTGCTACTCCAAATACAGCAGATCAAAACCAAACAATTACATTTACAATACCAATGACTGCTGCTACAGGAAACACATTTAAATATCGCAGTCAAACTGAACCTGCGAATATGTTAGGAAATATAGTAGTTATTTAATAAGGGTGGTTAGGGCTTATGCCTACAAATTTTTATAATGCAAATACAGCTTTAAAAGCTGTTGGTGTAAAAGTAAAATTTACAAAACAAGAAGTACAAGAATTTCTTAAATGTAAAGAAGATCCAATTTACTTTATAGAAAATTATTGTAAAATTGTTTCATTAGATTTAGGATTAATTCCTTTCGCATTATATGATTGTCAAAAAGAAAAAGTAAGGACAATTATGAATAATCGTAAAGTGATTCTAATGGAAGGAAGACAGCAAGGAAAAACTATTACTTCTGCTGCATGTATTGTACATTATACATTGTTTAATGATAACGTCACAGTTGGTATTTTAGCAAATAAAGGAAATACTGCTAGAGAAGTTTTAGATCGTTATCAATTAATGTATGAAAATTTACCTTTATGGTTGCAACAAGGTGTTGTGACTTGGAATAAAGGAGATATAGAATTAGAGAATGGTAGCAAAGTATTTACTTCAGCTACAACACCAAGTGCGATACGTGGTAAGTCAGTTAATTGGTTATATATTGATGAAGCTGCAATTATACCAAATCAAATCGCAGAAGAATTTTTTACTTCAGTTTATCCTACTATTATGGCAGGAGAAACTACAAAAATATTATTAAGTTCTACTCCATTAGGATATAATCACTTTTGGAAATTTTGGAATGATGCTGTAAATAATAGAAATGGATTTAAAAATCTTTTTATTCCTTATGATAAAATTCCAGGACGTGATAAAGCTTGGGCTGAAGCACAAAGAAAATTACTTGGTGATGTAAAATTTAATCAAGAAATACTTTGTGAATTTTTGGGCAGTTCACTTACACTTATTAATGGTGAAACATTAAGAAATTTATCTCCTAAGCCATTTATATATTCTAAGGATGGTTTAGATATACTAGAAAAACCTGAACCAAATCACAAGTATGTAATTGTGGTTGATCCAAGTAAAGGAACAGGAAGAGATTATACAGCATTTACTGTTTTTAATATAACTGAAATGCCCTATAAAATTGTAGCGAAATATCGTTCGAATACGATTAGCCCTTTACTCGTTCCAAGTGTTATAGATAAAGTTGGAAGAGATTATAATAAAGCTTTCGTGTTAATTGAAATTAACAATGGTGAAACAATACCTTATATTCTACATAATGAATTAGAATATGAGAATATGATTTGGGTTGCAAGATCTAAAAACGAAGGACAAAGAATTACTGGTGGGTTTGGCGATAAGTCTAGTTCACTAGGTGTCACAACTGATGTTTCTGTAAAAAGAAAAGGTTGTAGCATATTAAAGAATTTAATTGAGAATAATAGTTTATTAATATTTGATTCAACTATTATTAGCGAATTAACTACATTTATCAGCAAAAATGGTTATTTTTCAGCTGACGATGGCTATACTGATGATTTAGTGATGACGTGTGTACTCTTTGCTTGGCTTACTGGTGACGTATATTTTAGAGAAATAACAGACGTAAATATAAGAAAAGAGTTATATAAAAAACAAATACAAGAGATTGAAGAAGAGTTGACTCCATTTGGCTTCTTAAATGATGGAAATGATCGAGAAAACCCTTCAAATTTTTAAAAAAACTAAATAGGTAAGAGAAATAGCACGTTTGTCAAGAAACGTGTCAATAATTAAAGAGGAGAGAGCAAAATGGCATTCCAATTAAGTCCAGGAGTAATTGTCACAGAAAAGGACTTCACAAGCATAGTTCCTAATGTTGCCACAAGTGCAGGTGCATTTGTAGGTAAATTCGCATGGGGACCAATCGAAGATCCAGTGCAAATTACATCCGAAAACGAATTAGTAGAGAGATTCGGTAAACCAGATGATTCAAATTTTGAATCATTCTTTACTGCAGCTAACTTTTTATCATACTCGAATAATTTATTCGTAGTAAGAGGAAATGGTTCAAGCGATAGAAATGCAGTAGTTTCTGGTACCGCAGTTAAAATTAAAAACGCAGAACAATACTTATCATCATATGCAGGTGGTCAAGGAACTGTTGGTGAATTTGCAGCTAAATGGGCTGGTTCACTGGGCAATTCATTAAAAGTATCAATGGCAGATAAGTCGACTTTCACAGGTTGGACTTATGAAACTAGCTTTGATAGATCACCAGACACATCAGCTTGGGCAACATCAAATAACGTATCAAATGACGAATTACACATTATCGTAATCGATGAAGATGGGTTGTTTACTGGCACAGCTGGTACAATTTTAGAAAAATTTGAATATGTATCAAAAGCAGTAGGTGCTAAAAAATCAGATGGTTCGAATAATTATTACAGAGATGTAATTAATTCAAATTCAAAATACATTTGGTGGATGGATCATCCTACTCAAGCAGCAGAAGTAAATAACGTAGCGAATGCTAACGCAGTTGCTTGGGGTACTGCTCCAGCAGCACAACCTTACAAAGATATCAACGCAGCAGTAAATGCCTCTTTAACTGGTGGTGTTGATGACTATGCAGGTATAACTGCAGGAAACATTCAAACAGGTTATGCATTGTTTGCAAACGATCAGCTTGACATATCGTTAGTCCTTTTAGGAAAAGCGACAGCAGCAACAGCAACTTATGTAATTAATAACGTTGTAGAAGTAAGAAAAGATTCAGTAGCTTTTATCTCTCCAGAAGCAGCAGGTGGTTCTTATATTTCTGATTCTTCAGCGACTCCAGTAGCAGATATTATAACATATAGAACAGCACTTCCAAGTTCTTCTTATGCTATATTAGATTCTGGTTATAAGTTTCAGTATGATCGTTATAATGACAAGTATCGTTATGTCCCATTAAATGGTGATGTAGCAGGTCTTGCCGCAAGAACAGATTATGCTCAAGATCCATGGTATTCACCAGCTGGTGCAAATCGTGGTCAAATTAAAAATGTTGTTAAACTAGCATTTAATCCAAATAGAACACAAAGAGATTCACTTTATCAAAAAGGTGTAAATCCAGTTGTGACGTTTCCAGGAGAAGGAACACAATTATTTGGAGACAAAACTTTATTGTCAGCACCAAGTGCTTTCGATAGAATCAATGTACGAAGATTATTCATTGTATTAGAAAAAGCGATATCAATTGCTGCAAAAGCACAATTGTTTGAATTCAATGATTCTTTCACTCGTGCTCAATTTAAAAATCAAATAGAACCATTCTTAAGAGACGTACAAGGTCGTCGTGGTATTACTGATTTTAGAGTTGTGTGTGATGAAACTAATAATACAGCAGAAGTAATCGACAAAAATGAATTTGTAGCAAGCATTTTCATTAAACCTAATCGCTCAATCAACTTCATTAATCTAACATTTGTGGCAGCAAGATCAAGTGTTAATTTTAGTGAAATCGGTGGCTAATAATTAAAGGAGAAACTTAAATGGCTGATATAGCAGATTTTAAAGCACAAATGACTGGTGGTGGGGCACGTCCCAATCAGTTTCGTGTTGAGTTAATTTTCCCTAGCTACGTTGTTGCAGGGATTTTGGCAAGTGCGCAAGCTCAATTTTTATGTAAAGCAGCACAATTACCAGCAAGCACAATAGAGAACATTCCAGTTCAATATCGTGGTCGTGCTGTTAATTTTGCAGGAGAAAGAACATTTGCTCCATGGACTGTCACAATTTATAATGATACAAACTTCAATATAAGAAATGCGATGGAACGTTGGTCAAATGGTATTCAAAACTATCAAACAACTAATGGTCGTGTAAATCCAAGAGATTATCAAACGGATTTAGTAGTAAGACAATTAGATCGTTCAGGTGCAATTATTAAATCATATCGTTTTGTTGATGCTTACCCAATTTCTATTGGTGTAGTTCAATTAGACTATGATACAGCAAATGCAGTTGAAACGTTTGATGTTGAATTTCAATACAATTACTTTGACAGTGATACAGCTTCACGTGATGGTGTAGGAGTGAATATTTCAATTGATACACCAGTTGGTTCATTCCCAATTAAAATATAATAACAAAGTTCTAAAAAGAACTTAGAAATAGATTATGGCAGAATTATTTGGCTTTGAGATTAAAAGAAAAACACCGAAGAAAGAAATTAGTTCGGTAGTCACACCATCTAATTTAGATGGTTCGACGTTGGTAGCAGACGCATCGGCTTATTATGGATTAACACTTGATTTAGATGCGAGTATTAAGGGCGAAAACGATTTAATTAAAAGATATCGTGAAGTCTCTTATTATCCAGATGCTGATAATGCGATTGAAGATATTGTAAATGAATCGATTGTATTAGATAGTCAGCGTCTTTCAGTTGACGTAGTTTTAGATGATTTAAAAGCATCAGATAAAATTAAAGACGCTATAAGAAAAGAGTTTGAAGAAATTTATAAATTATTACAGTTTGATTTACGTGGGCATGATATATTTCGTACATGGTATGTTGATGGAAGACTATACTATCATATAGTTATAGATCCAAAAAATACTAAAAACGGAATTGCTGAATTAAGATTTATAGATCCACGTAAAATACGTAAGATTAAAAATTATAAAAAAGAAAAAAATGATAAGGGTGTTGACGTAG